GCCGAAGACGTGGATCGAAGGGGGGAGGGCATCGATGGCATCGGTGTAGTTGAAGGGTTGGGCTCCGAGGACCTTGAAGAGAGTTGAGGATCCCTCGAGGGAAGCGCAATAATCAACGTTGGCATCGGGTTGGACGACCCAGATAAGCTCCTTGCAGGGGTGGTTGAAGTTGATCTTGATCTTGTTACTGGAAGATCCAACAGACTCATCACCGGTGTATTGGAGTTGCTCGATGAGGTACTCGTGGGGGTTTTGAGCCATCTTTCTGCGCTCATCGGTATCCAAGAAGATGAAATCAACGTAGATGGAGGCAGCAACAAGGGACTGTTGGTAGGCAGTGGTAACGGCCTGGGAAGCGGCAGAGCCGATGGCGGCCAAATCCTTGACAGCCCACAAGCACTCACCAATAGGTCTGAAATCGATGTTAATCTTGACTTCGTGATATTGCAAGGCAACGAGAGGAAGAGCCAAACCAGGGTTTCGGCAAAACCAGAAGAGGAGGGGAATGTAGAGGGTGGTCTCAGGAAGGGCCTTGCGAGGGGCGCAAACCTGGCCGGGGCCTCCACTGGAAGCGCAAGGGCCGTTGATGTCAGCGAAAGCGGGGTCAGTGATGTAGGTAAGTTGGGTGGTGTGGCCGATCATCTTGTAGTAGCCGGATTGTTGCTCGGATGACAGGGTAAGTTGGTTCCAGATATGCATCCAGTCGCCATATTGTCTGTCGATTCTTTGGCCTCCAATCTCAACCTCAACCTGAGCGATGAGTTGCTCACCTGGGTAATCCAACCAACGGGCATAGACGGCTCCAGTGCCGTTGGCTCCCATAGACTGGTTAATCTCGGGTAAAGTTACCTGTACGTAGGTTCTGTAGGCAAGATCTCCGTTTCTGGAGATGGTGCATGACACACGGCGACCGAAATCGGCTTGACCGTTGAAGGTCTGCTCGATGGACTCCATGGCAAAGTTGGTGTGGCGTCTGTAAGACACCTTCCAGAAAGTAATCTCGGGGTTTCCAGTTAGGAAAACGTCTTGGGCGCCGTAGGCGACTAATTGCATGAGTGCTCCTCCCATTTTTTTTATATAATTTAAAAACATATTTCTTCCTAAATCTGAGCGTATACGCCCCAAAAATGGTGTATACACTACATTTTCCGAATTATATAAACCACTAAATAAAACGCCCTCTATAGTTTAGTAGTAGAAATTCAATAAAAATATGAAACTTATGGAGAGAGAATAAATCCCGATTTGCCCCCCGATGTTCGGTTTAGGGAATAAAAACCGGTTCATATATTAAGGAATGCCGACGATTTGTAAAACCGGCACTTGTCGAAATAAAGCGGTATATGGGTTTGAGCGGTTATCTCCTTTGTTTTGTTCTACCCACAGAGAACCCAATTCGAAAAATACGAGATTGATAGAAGCGGTTGAAACAGGTGCGATTGTCTCTAAAATATGCAAACAGTGTTCCAATAAAAATATAAATTCCAGATACAAGGGATATTGCGCCAATTGTTATGTCAAAATGTTCCCATTGGACCCGCTCTCTCTTCAGACCAAGTATAAATCCAAAGACCACATAATTAGAAAATATATAGATTCGATATTTGATGGATTCGTGCACGAAGATGGGTGTAGTAAAATAAATATTAACAATATGACCCTAAATGTCGTTTATGATATGGAAAAGGATTGTATAGGTGAAAAAACCATATTTATCAAGTTTAATCCAGATAAATATGCGAAAGCCGATGGTTCTTACTCGAATCCATTGTTATATACACGTTTGCCGACTTTGGAACGGGAGATTGCGAGACAGTTTGAGAGAATTATAAATAAAGAAAACCGAGAACAAAACGAAATTGTCGAATTATTCATTACATTGAAGAATTTTCAGATATGAATTTCTCTAAATAATCTTCCATAAAAACTTCGCGCTTTCCATCATGAGATTTTTGAAATATGTATTTATCGTCGCGTTTTTTCACATTCCACCCTTTCTCTATTGAATTATAAATAAAAAGCATTTTATGAAACGTTTTTAAATCAATATTGTCAGCATTGGCTCGAATTGTTTTTGAATCAATATTGTCAGCATTGGCTCTAATTATTTTTAAATCAATATTGTCAGAATTGGCTCTAATTGTTTTTAAATCAATATTGTCAGAATTGGCTCGAATCATTTTATTTATGGTTTATTTATGGATTTATTTAATATTTTTATTTCAAACTAAAGGGAATTTGTCGTTCCCTTTAAATCCCATACTAAACGATTATAATTTCCTACATAGAGGAGGAGTACACGAGGCTGTTTATTAATGTGTCTTATGAGAACTGTAGTTCTCTAAAAGAATATAAAATCTATGTTGTATATTATTTAGGAACGATGACAGACCCCCTTTTAAAAGAAGACACTTCCCGTTACGTGATGTTTCCGATTCAAGACGAAGACATCTGGAAAATGTATAAGAAACAGGTGGATTGTTTTTGGCGAGCAGAGGAAATCGATTTATCCAAGGATTTGGGTGATTGGGCGAAATTGTCTGAGGACGAACAGTATTTCATTTCCATGGTATTGGCCTTTTTCGCAGCAAGTGATGGAATAGTGATGGAGAATTTGGCGACCCGATTTATGGCCGACGTGCAATTGTCGGAAGCCCGTGCCTTCTATGGGTTCCAGATTGCGATGGAGTCGATACATTCGGAGATGTATAGTATCTTAATAGAAACCTACATCAAAGACAAAGCCCAGAAACAAAAGTTGTTTCGCGCGATAGAGACGTGTCCTTCCATTGCAAAAAAAGCCGACTGGGCCAGAAAATGGATTGGCTACGGTTCTGACAATTCTTCGGAAACTTTCGCCACGCGTTTGGTTGCGTTTGCATGTGTGGAAGGCATTTTCTTCAGCAGTAGTTTCGCCGCTATTTATTGGATTAAGAAGCGTGGGTTAATGCCGGGTCTTACTCTCTCCAATGAATTTATCAGCAGAGACGAGGCATTACACACTGAATTTGCCATTCTTCTCTATACTAAATTGCACGTAAAACTGTCGAAAGCCAGGATTGCCGAAATAGTAATGGAAGCCGTTGAAATCGAAAAGGAATTTATCACCGAATCGTTACCATGCCGTTTGATTGGAATGAATTCCAACTTGATGTCTCAATATATTGAATTCGTGGGCGACCGTCTCTGTTTGCAACTGGGAAATGATAAAGTATACAATAGTTCAAACCCGCTTGATTTTATGGAGTTGATTAGTTTGGAAAGTAAATCCAATTTCTTTGAACGAACCGTGAGTGAATATGCGATGGCTAACAAGGATGTCTCTAATGATGTGTTTAATATGACTTGCGAATTTTAATTTTTATATAAAATTCATATTATAAAATGCATATTATATATGAATTTTATCAGTAATAAATTATTTTGGAACACCATTTGGATTGTGGCTATACAACCCAAGTAACATATAATTGGAACAAGAGTTTGCACCGCAAACCGAAGCGGACCTATCTCTAGCGCGTCTATTTGCAATGGTTGAAGCGCCTACACCTCCACCACCGGGTTTGTATTTATTGTCGAACGGCGATTTGTTGTTTGTAATCATATTTCCGCCGGCGCCCATTTTTGTGATTCCTCCGTGAATAGTAAAAAACATATATACAATATAATTATATTTTTACCACTGTGGGCGTTGTCCTTTTTGAACGACCATCGGTTGTGGGACATAAGTGGGTTGAGATTCAAACATATCCAACATTTTAAGGGTGCGGAGGTCGGGAACAATATTGTCCTGTTGTTGCACCATGTTACAAGTACCGGTTCCGCGCAACATAGTTTCAATATCTAACGAATTGTTAGCAAGATTAACACGAGACACATTTTGTCCGACTAGGCCATTTCCGGGTAAAAAAGTGGTTAAAGGATTCCCATACCGGTTTTCAGAGTTAAAATAGTAGTCGAGGACTCCAAATGTAACATTTTGTTCTAAATTATAATCTCCTTTTTGTGATTTTTTTCGCGTATCTGTCATAATAATATAATTGTTCAGGAGAAGAGTTTATTATACAAATTCGTGTAAGATGGTTGTTTTTCATCAAAATAATTACCATGTATATGAAATGCTCTCAACATATGGTGGAACAACGGTAAATTATCGTATGATAATAAAATACTTAGTCCAATTTCTTGATTTTCAGAGAGCATAAATGATGCGGCTTGGGTATATACGACTTGAAATAGAGGGTGGTTTTTTGTTTTGGCCCAAATCCAATCTAAAACAGAAACAAATTTCTCGTTATCTATATCCATATCTTCTTCATATTCCATAAAAAAAAGGTCGCATATGGTCTTTCGGTATTCGACGTCGTCATTGTATGAAACGTCAGTGATGCTAAAATTATATTCAGACATGTTCTAAACATAAATAACAACAATTATTTATATTTATTTACTAACATCTAATTATTAGTCGTAGACGTTCAATTAATATCCACTATCCGCTGGCAAATGACCTTTTGATTTGGCCTCTTCACGCGTGGCCGACCCTCCTCGAGTCCACCCATCAAGCGCGGATTCTTGCACCAAAAATTTGGGATTGGTAATGGTGTCCTTGATACTGTCAATCAAAGGATACATTTGATTATTCATGAAAGATTGTTCGGTGATAGTAGAGACGCTTTTCTTGTTGGCGACAATGTCGCCTTGTTTCAACTGAGATTCCAGCACGGTATCGCACGATCCTCTTCCTAAATAAGGAATGGTTAAAAAAGGTCTTTGTTGAAGAGAAAGTTTTTCTAAAGCGCGTGCATTCTCTTTCTTGATATTCAATTGAGAATCGACATCGACAGTGAAAGCATTGACTCCGGCACTGGCTCCACCATTGGAACCAGTGAACATCATAGCTGGTTGTTTGGTGGCGAAGGTTACGTGGTCGCTATTGAGAGAATCGCTAAAATAAGTAGACAACATGTAGTTATTGAATTTGGTGTTCATAACGGTTTGTTGTGATTTATCGGTATTGTCATTTCTAAGTCTGGAGGTTCCATTGAAAGTGTATGGATATAATGATGCCATTTGATTATACTATATATTATATATTTTCTTAGTAGTTATTATATCTGGCATTGTTTTTCGCACAAGCAAATGCATTTCCCTCTTTGCAAGATACCATACTACCATAACAGAACTCGGTAAAAGATTGTTGGTCGTTGGGAATAGTGGTGCTTGCAGTAGAATTGAAAGGGCGGAGAGATTGTTCGAATACATATTGATCGCCTAAATCCTGAAATAGTTTTTCACTAAGGTCCGGATGGTCTGGATTGGATTTGCGAACACACTCTTTTGCCTGTTCGATTATCTCTGCATTGACGTTTTGATTGTATGCAGGCGGGGCGGGTTTTCTCTGTGGATTATAAATATAATCAGTTACTAAAACATTTCCAAAAGGGTTAGAAGAGTCGGGTTTTCTAAAAACTTTTTCCAAATCTTCTGGTTTATAATCGGTCGCTGGGCTATCAAATCCCTCTTTTTTCGTTTTCACTGCGTCGGTCTCTATTTTTTTGGATTTATGAAGCATAAAAATAAAAAAGAGAGAGATAGCACCAACAAGTAAAATGCGAGCACTTTTGGTATATAAAAATGTCATCAAAGATAATAAAACAACTGTTCGGGAGATTGCGTTTAATTTTTGTTCGAATGCCATGTTCTCTGTTGGAAAGAATTCAAACATGAAATCGTTGTTTAATAATATATTTGGGTTGTCGCTCCAAAATGGGATAATATTTTGAATTGCTTCTTTTTTTGGTTCAGTCTCTTCAATATTTTTGTTTATTTCTAAATCACTTGATTCCATTCAGTATAATATATATACACAAAGGTTATGCACGGGTCTTTGCCTAAATTCAAAAACCCTAAATTCAAAAACCCTAAATTCAAAAACCCTAAATTCAAAAAACCGGAAATGCAAAAAACCGGAAATGCAAAAAACCGGAATACTAAAATCTAAATATAAGTCGACGAAAATAGATGCGTATAATGCGATAATATATGGAATTCGCGTTGCGAGTCGTCATCGTAGTTGGTTAACCCGTCTTCTATCGCCAACATTGGATACACAATACTTCGCTTGCCTTCTTTCGTAATCGACCAATCTGCACTAAATGGTGGGCTTACAGTAGCAGAGTTTTTCAAAAAGTGGTCTGCATATCCGTCTGCATATTTCTCTATTATTTTTACAGCTTGTTTTCGCGATAGTAAATACATCTGCGTTCCCCAAATATCGCCATAATCATAGTATTTGTAGGTGGTCGTCTCTGTTGTATCGAGGTCTACATAAATGGATTGCCCGTGTTTACCAAAAGACCCGTTCGAATCGCCTACAATCTTATGGGTAATTAGGTAACCGAGAAGCATTGTGTCGATATTCATGGATTCAAAATCGGACAATATGTGTTCCAACCGGGGTTTTAAGTTGGCATCAATCATAATATCATCTTCACAAAATATACCGTATTGTCTAGTATCATTGTTAACAAAATCTCGAATCATATCGAGATGTCCGTACATGCAAGACCAGCATTTTTCGGTATGGGGAATAAGACCACGGCCTGCAATTCTGGGGTCGGAAATG